AATTGTTTTGTGGTTTGTAGTGGGTGCGTCCTTATCCCTTATCACTTTATTCCTAAAGTTGCCTGTACTTTTAGATTCATGCGGCACAATCGTGGTAATAAGGGAAATCAATTTTTTGATGCTTTGATTGAACCTGAGCAATGTGTCAGGGTGAAAAATTACGATTTAGCTATGGTTTGGGTCCCTAAAACTAGGGATGTGCGCAATCTTATCGATTGTTTTCCTGTTAAATTCCATGAGACTAGTGATAAAAGGAGTGGTAGGGTTGCTTCACGAGATATCAATGGTGATTTGGAATGGTCAGATGTGAGAGAACTTTCCTTTACATTGAAAGCAACAAGTGGCATGGGATATTCTTTTCCTGGTATTTTTTATATTTGGAATGGTGCTAAGGAAGGTAAGTGTCTCTCCCCCATCATTTCCGATGATAAAAATGCCAGTATTTCTGGGCTCCATATTGGAGGATCTACCAGATGTAGGGATGATGGAGGTTATATCGCTTATGGAGTTACTCCCACTCGGCAAGATCTTTTGGATACAAAAGTTTTGTTGGAGAGATATTCTACTGTTATTCCAATGAGCTCTTCAGGAAATTTTTCTACTGAATGTATGGGTATTGAAGTTCTTCGTAGGGAAATTAAGAAGAAATCATGTTATCTTCGTATGGAAGAAGATAATTCAGCTTACTTTTTAGGTTCTTCACTAAATTGTAATCGTACCCCCAAATCTCAAGTGAAAGATACTCCTATAAAATTGAGCGTGAAGAAGTTATTTGATATTAAGGAGAATTGGGGGCCTCCAAAATTTAAAGGTCCTGATGGGCACTCCCCTCATGAACCTTGGGAGGTTGGAATGAAGAAATGGATTGTTGATAAACCAGGTTTACCTTTTGGTCTCTTAAACAAGGCTAAAATTGAATACACCAACAATTTGACACATATTCTTTTTAGTAAAGGCGATTTTTGGAAAAGTGAAATTAGAACTTTAACTTGGGATGAAACGGTCAATGGAATTCCGGGGAAGAGATTCATTGATTCAATGAATTTTAAGAGTTCAATTGGATTTCCTTTTAAAGGAAGTAAGAAATTGTTTTCTACGCATCTTGGCAAAATTGATGGTTGGCAAGATAAGAGAGTGTTGGATTCTCAGTTCATTGAAGAGGCGGAAAAGATTGAAGCACTATACAAGGAAGGTAAGAGATATTACCCTTGGTTTACTTC